CGGGGGGAGCCGTTAGTTTTCTTGCTGCTTTTTCAGGGCGGCGATACGTTTCTTCACGCCGACCCGCGCGTGGTAGCCGTCGGCGGCTATATAAAGGGCGAGGGCTTGGTCGGCATCGCCCTGTTTTTCTGCCGTTTCGCCTGCCGCTTTGAGCAGCTTCGCCCTGACGGGATCGGGCAAGTTGACGGCGTGCATGCCGTCTGAAGCCTTGCCCGATGCCCACTCAATCAGCGTTTGCAGGTTTTCGGGGGCGATGGCCGCGCCCTTCGTGATGGCATCGGCGCTTTCTTCGACGATGATTTCAGGCAGGGTGCGGCTGTATTCGTCGCCCGATGCCATGCCGGTGGCGACGGCAAGGCGCGCCAAGGGCATGGCTTCGTCTAATTCGCCCGCGTCGATGAGCCAAACCAGCAGCGTGGGCGTGAGGGTGTCGCCTGCTGCCGCCCTGCCCTTTTCGACAACGCCGGTCAGCCATTCGCGGTAGGCGGGCAGCATGGCGGCCTTCGCCTGCTTTTTGTCGGCAATCGAGGCGATATTTTTTAAAACCGCCTTGTCTTCTTTCAGCCGCTTATATAGCCGCTGATAGGCGGTCAGGGCGGAAAGGTCGTTGCCTTCTGAAGCGGCGGCTGATGCCTGCTCGAAATGGCGTCGCGCTAATGTCATGCGTTACCTCTGAAAACGGGGCGCATGCGCCCCTTCTGTTGCTTATTTGGTGTAGGTCAGGTTCTCGATCAGAACTGCCGCGCCGTACTCTTCGACGATGAAATCGATGTTTTTGCTTTGCAAAGATTCCAGTTGGTCTTTTTTGGCGTTGTCCACGACCTGGCGGCGTTCGCCGGTGGTTTGGTAGTAGATCGAGAGGTTGGCCAACGGTGTGATCAGCAGGGTGTTGGCGGGCATGTTGGGGACGTACATCACGGGCAGGCCGCCGAGCGTGCGTTCTTTGGTCAGGCGGCCGCCTGCTTCCAGCTCGGTGGCGGTGTCGCCCGATTTGTTGACGATGCGCAAATACTTGTCGCCCACGGTACGGCGGCTCGCCAAGACGACGAAGTCGGCACGGTCGGCGAATCGTTCGTCCATCATCACGTTGAGCGCGTCGGTTACGACGGCATCAAGGTTTTTGTAATCTGTCGCGCCCGGGCCGTAGGGGACGGATGAAGTGGATGTGCCGGTCGTGCCTAGACAGCGGGCTTGGTTTTCTTCGCGCATTTTCTGCAGCCAGCCTTTGGCTACGTCTTGCAGCATGGGGTTGGCGGAAAAGTCGGTGTCTTTGGCGCGGCTCGTGCCGTTCATGCCGATGGTCACCAGCGACAGGGCGATGGATTCGGCGATTTTTTTGTTGATATGGGCGGGGAAGTCGGTCAGATGCGCCCATTGGTCGATTTCGTCATAACGCAGGGCGGCGTCGAAGTTGGTTTTTTGGAGGCGGTATTCGCGGCCGCTCAAGCTGTGGATGCTGTGCGGTTGGCGTTCCTTGCCGGGCTGCGCGGTGTCGGTGTTGCTGGCGATGAGTCCGGAGGACAGGCCGATGACCTGGCCGATTTGCTCGGCTTTGGGGCGCAGGTTGATTTTTTGCAGCAATTCGGTGTTTTTGGCGATTTCGTCGTACATAGTTTGTACGGCCGCCGGTGTGATGTTGTAGCCGGTGGAGACTTGTTCGCGGCTGATGCCTTGTGCTTCGGCGATGCTGCTGAACATGGCGGCGATTGCGAAGGAGAGTTGGGTTTTATTCATGGCTTGCTTTCTTGAATGGGAAATGGGAAATGTCGGAAACGGGATTTACCAGCAGATGCCTGCGCCCGTGCCTGTGTGGTCGGCACGGTTGCCGCTTGCCGGGCGTGTGTCGATGTCGGCTTTGAAGGCGTCGAATTCGGCACGCAGCTCGGCGGTTTCGGAGCGGGCGGCCTCGATTTCGCTGTCCAATTTGTCGAACAGGGCGGCGGCGCGGCTGTATTTCTCGGTCAGCTCGCCGAGCTTGAGCGCGTATTCGGCGGCGGCTTCGGTTTCCGCCGGTACGGTTGCGGCGGCTTCTGTTTCTGCTGCCTTGGTTTCGGCGGCTTCGGTTTCCGCCGGTGTGTCGTCGGCGAAGTATTTTTTAAACAGGCGGGCGAAGATGCCCTCGGCTGCCTGCTCGGTCAGTGCTTGGTCGGTTTGGTTTTCGTTCATGACGGTTTCCTTTGTTTCGTCGGCTCGGTAGGCGCTGAAGAATTTTTCTCCGGCGCGGTGTTTGGCGGCGGTGTAGTTGGCGGTGGTGCCAAGACTCGCGGGTTTGTCGGTGATGGCCAGCCCGGTCAGGTAGGCTTTTTTGGTGTCGGCGAAATCAGGGGTGATTTCCATGCTTGTGTAGATTTTTTGGCCACTATCCCACAGGCGTTGCAGCTCGGGCGTGATGTTGAGGCGGGCGAGCAGCGCGGTTTTAGACGGGTCTTTTTTCCACGGCTCGGCTTTCAGCTCGACAACGTCGCCGTAGCCGCTAATGAAGTCGGGGATGATGAAGGTGATGTGTTCGAGGTTGATGCGCGCGCCGTACACGTCGGGGTCGTAGCTCTCGGCCATTTCTCGAAGCTCGCGCTCGGAGATGGTGCGCCCGTCGACGGTGTCGCCCGACACGCCGATAACGCGCCAGTCGGTTTTCTTGGTGTATGGCATAGGGTTCTCTGTGTATGTGCGTGGGTGTGCGCTTAGTTTGGCGAGGGAGCCGCTCTTTTTCTATCGGCGGCGGTTTTGGCGGTTTTTTTTAAAAGGTTTGGGGGTTTTGGCGGCGCGCTTTTTGGTTGATTGTTTGGGTTTAATTTGATTGGGAGTTTTTATGGCCGGCGAAATGGCGGTGAACAGCAATATCGACCCGCGCTTGATGGCGCGCGAGTTGTTTTGGCAGGGTTGGCGTATTTCGGACATCGCGCGGCATTTGGGCTTGAACCCGGCGGCGGTTTATTCGTGGAAAAGCCGCGAAAACTGGGAGGGCGGCTCGCCGCTCTCTAGGGTGGCGGCGTCGGCGGAGATGCGGCTGCATGTGTTGATCGGGCAGCCTAAAAAGTCGGACGCTGATTACAAGGAGATGCGCCAGCTCTTCGCGCTGGTTTCGGGCGGCAGGAAAGCCGACGCGCGCCAGCCTGATTTGAACGAGACGGCGGCGGTGTCTTCAGACGGCATGCCGTGGGATGTGCCGACCATCGATAAGCCGCCGCGTGAACGGAAAGAACGGGAACGTGCGCCGAAAGCGGAAAAGCCGGTGCCCAACAGTTTCACGGCAGAGCAGGTTTTGAGGCTTCAGGAAATTTTCAGGGAGCAAATGTTCGATTACCAGCGCGTGTGGCTGAATCAAAAGGTGCGGTTTCGGAATCTGCTCAAAAGCCGCCAAATCGGGGCGACTTTCTTTTTCGCGCGTGAAGCCTTTATCGATGCACTGACGACTGGGAAGAACAAGGTGTTTTTGTCGGCTTCAAAAGCGCAGGCGTTTCAGTTCAAGCAGTACATGGTGGACATGGCGCAGATGGTGGGCGCGGAATTGAAGGGGGCTGATATTCGCCTTGCTAACGGGGCGGTCTTGTACTTTTTGGGGACGAACTCGCGCACGGCACAGGGTCGTCACGGGGATTTGTATGTGGACGAGTATTTTTGGATTCCTGATTTCAAAGAATTGACGCGGCTCGCCAAGCCTATGGCTTCGCAGAAGCAATACCGCATTACTTATTTTTCTACGCCCTCTGCGGTGTCGCACCCTGCGTATGGTTTTTGGACGGGTGAACAATTCAATGAGTGGCGGGATAAGTCTGAACATATCCGGCTGGATGTGAGCCATGAGGCGCTGGCAGGCGGCCGCGCCTGTGAGGACGGGCAATGGCGGCAAATCGTAACGCTTGATGACGCGGAACGGATGGGCTGCACCCTGTTTGACCGTAACCAGCTTTTATTGGAGAACTCGCCGGCGGAATTTCGGCAATTGTTTATGTGTGAGTTTGTCGAGGGAGGCGACAATGTGTTTGAGTTTTCCGCCTTGCAAAAATGCGCGGTCGATTCGTGGGAGGCTTGGTCTGATTTCTACAAGCCTTTCGCGGCGCGGCCGGTTGGGGATTTGCCGGTGTGGATCGGTTACGACCCGGCGGATTCGGGGGACGCAGCGGCTTTTGTGGCTGTGGTGCCGCCGCGTTTCGCTGGGGATAAGTTCCGTATCGTGGAGCGGCAGATGCTGCGCGGCGATGATTTCCAGAGTCAGGCTGAATTTATTAGAAAGTCTTTCGAGCGGTACAACGTGAGAAAGGTTGTGATTGATAAGACTGGGCTGGGCGCGGCGGTGTTTCAGTTGGTGCAGGGCTTCTTCCCGCCTGTCATCGGTGTGAATTATTCGATGCAGGAGAAATACTTGATGGTGAACAAGATGCACGCGCTGATGCGTGAGGGGCGCGTTGAGTGGGAGCTTGACTGGAAGGATTTCACGGCGGCCTTTTTGAGCATTCGCACGGAGGTGACGGGCAGCGGCCG